CGTGAAGTATATGAGTATTTGCTGGTAGTGTAATACATTGTACTACATCTGCTGACGAACAATCAATAGCTTGTGCAGTCAAGTCAATTATTAGTTCGACTTGATACGGCATACGGCCTCTGTTAGAGTTACCTGTAGCAGGAAGTAAAAGTGATGTTATAGTAGCCATTTTTTATGTCCCCCTACGCTGCGTTATATTTGGCGTTAACAAGAGCTTCTGGTCGAAGTATCTTTCTGCCATATAAGTGCATCCCACGAACAATGTCGCTGAATGAATCGGGATCTCGATAGGATTCAACTTTATTGATCTGTTCTGCGGTTGCAACTGCACTATCGTGTCCAGCAACAATAACCCCGTAGTTTGTATTTTGGTTTGAGGAGCCAGATGTTCCTGGTCCTGAACCTACTGCAGGTAGATTGTTAGACTGATAAACACGGAAACCGTGCAAGTTGTTTAGTACAAGACCGTTTTGGATACCTGATCCACCGAAGTCTGAATTTAGAAGACGTGAATCTTCATCTTTCAATAGTTCGATAAATACAGAATCTAGCACGATCCAGCGATTACGAGAGTCAACATTTTGTTGGTCTAGTAGTCTTGCCATTCTAGCGATTACCTGTAAAGGTGAAGCTGTAGCGGTTGGCTGTGCAGTTGCACCACCAAAACGAGGTACGAGAGGAATAGAGTGATCCCCTGCTGAACTTGTTGTGATGTTACCGAAGTCGCCTTTCTTTAGCTTCATACTAGAAAGTAGTTCGTCTGTACCAGCAGTAGATACTGCTACAGTTCCATTTACAGTTGCGTTAACTGTATCTGCGTCAGCGTGAAGTGAAGACTGTTTGAAACCAGCTAGGTATCCAAGAACATCTTGGTCCATTTGGTCAGCTAGTCTATATGCTGCACGATCTGTGGCAAGGTTCATAAAGTCAATGTGACTATGCGCTTCTTCGATATCGTCGATTTTAAATGCAAAGTAATTTGATTTATCGACAGTAAGTTGAAACTCTTCGTCATCAAGATCCTGCGGTAGTATTGTCGTACCTCTAGTGTACGCTTTTACTGAAACTTCAGGTTCCTTCATTATTTTTACGGTATCGCCTTGGTTTGCGATTTCACCAAAGTAATCATTATTGGTGATCGCATTAGCAACAGCAGACTTGCGGAAAGCAAGTTGTACCTGTTTACTATATATAATGGGTGAAAAATTACCATTAGGTAGATTTCCGTACCCACTTGCGGATGAAAAAGCCATTGTATAAAATCCTCCGTTAAGATATGGCTATGTGAAATAAACACAACATATCCACTAAAGGGGCCTGTCGTTTTCTAGGGTGCAGTTTAAGTTTTAGATCCGTCGATCTTAGTATAAACTGGGCCTATACTTGAAAGGGTAGTTCTTTGCGGCTTAGTGCTTGGTGAAAACATATACATTAAATTTATGCAATTCGTGTATATGCGTATAGTTATACTTACAATATTACAACTGTCAAGTCTTTTTTGTCATATCGTAAGTAAATTTGCCCTCTCGAATAGCTGTCATAATCTCATCGGATCTTTGAGCATACTCTTTAGGGGACATTCGGTTAACAACAGACTCGCTAAGATATTTTTTAGCTTGGTCTGCTTCTGGTGTACTACGGGTTCTAGCTTTAACTGAAGAAGCCGCAGCTTTATCTGATGATGATGCAGGACTAGCTTTATTCATTCCCTTGTCTTGTTTGTATAAATCAATAACACGAGCAACTGATTTGGCATCATCCATATTCTCATACAGAGCATCTTTTACCCACTTGGGTTGTTCTTCTGCCCAGTTATGAAACTCATCACCATTTCTTATTTCTTCAAAGTCAGGGTGTAAATTAATAAGTTCAGCTTCAGCTTTTTCTCTTACTGCATCTGATCTTACTTGTTCAAACTCCTTCATTCGTTTTTCTAAATTACTTGAACGCTCTGTAGCTTTTTTATCTGCAATAGATTCAACTATCGCCGCTACATCAGGGTGTTGCCTTGACCACGCTTCAACTTCTTCTGTTGACTTAGGTAGTACAAGTTCTTTCTTCGACGCTAACTGAAGTTGTTCTTCTAACTTTTCTAAACGGCTCTGTAAGTCTTTTTCTTTTTCTGCAGAGTGCTTACGTAGATCGCCGTATCTTTTCTTAAAAGTTTTTTCTTCTGCTGTTAGACCTTCATCTTCATCACCTTTAGTTTCAACTTTGTTTAGCTGATGATCTTCTTTAATGTCCTCTTGCGTTTCTACTTCGGGACTACGACCTGCGTCTTTCATTAGCTGATCCAGTTCTTCTTGATCTTGTACTGCACGGGCTATGTTTCTATTGTGAGCAGGGGAATCTACTTTAATAGGTATTTCTTTTTGGACTGCTACTTCCGACATTGATTTACTCCTTTATGTTGGGGTCAGCATATTTACTGAGTAGCCTTATGATTATTATCGAGTGATATGTGTGTCGCTATTTCTTTTTCTTTTTACGTGTAGCTAATCCTCCTTTGTTCATTCCAAATTCTCTATTGCTCCCTGTTCGTCCTGAGTAAGCACTTGCTGATGTTCCTATTGCGTCCTCTTCTACCTTAGTAGTAGCAGATCTTGCTGCATCTTCTTGTCTGTCTTGTTCATCTCTAACTTGCCTACTTAAAGCTTCAGCTTCTCTATCGATGGTTCCTAATATATTTGTACCTTCTTCTTTTGCTTTTGCTGTTATAGCATCAACATTTTTTTGTTGCTTTGTTTTAGCAAGTTCTTTTTTAGCTTCTGTTTCTTCTCTTAAAGTCGTAGTTTCTAATCCTTCTTTATACGTTTGGATGCCCGTACCTGTTCGTGTAGGATCGTTACGGCCTTTAAATATATCACTAAATTTATTAAGGGATGTTGCGGCTCCCCCTTCACTTACAGGTTTACTTAATGTATTTCTCCAAGTGTCAATTTTATCGAGAGGCAAGTTCGACATATTTGTTAATACTAATACTTCATTTCCTGTTAACCCTTCAGTATCTTCAAGACGTTTCTTTGCTTCTTTTTGAAGCAATTCAGACATACTAGTGTTACCCCCCATTAGGTTAACTACCCCTTTTATTAATCCTACTGTTGGAAGACTATCCAGTGGAATTTTAGTTCCTCCACTATGTATAGCCATAGCCATTGCTAATTCTCCAATTGACATTCTAACAGGTGGTTTAGTGCCATCCCAAATACTTTGATCTGCTTCACTATCTTGTGGTTCATTTTCTGGCATAGTACTATCTACAGGAGCTACAGGAGCTACACCTTCAACTGGCGCACCTTCTTCAAAGTACCCTGGTGGCACTGGCGGTATAGCTACGCCATTTACAAACCTAATATATAATTTACTTCCTTCGCTGTTTACGTAAGTTTTAACAAACGTCTGTGGTTGTAACGAAGCCATTTCAGTTACAAGGCCACCCTCTTGAAATTCTCTTACGGGTTCGTCTTGACCATCATCATATGTATTTAATTCTTCAGCAGAGAAAGGTAAGTCATCCATTCCATCCATAGAAGCATCATCTACAGGTTCACCACCCATACGACCATTCTCTTCCATACTAGCTAATTCCATTTTAGCTTTACCTCGAAGGTCTTCAAAGAACTTTATGCCATAATATTGTAAGACATCGGCTGGTACAACATATTCACCTTCACTTAGTCGAGCAGGAATGTCATCTCTGACTTCCGAAGGTAATGCACCTGGTGGTACTTCATTACCACTTACAGGGTCTATGCGTGGAGGTTCATCTCCAAATGCCATTTCAGTTTGTTCTTCAAGTGCCATTACTGGACCCCCTTCATTATATTTATTATTAGATACTAATCCTCCTTCTGAGAAGGTAGTTATTTTACTATAGACAGAATGTATTCTTGGTTGTCCTGCTTTTGGGTGATTTTTATCATACTTACCCATTCTAATCGTACCTATTTCTTCACCAAATTCTAATTGACCTGTTGTAGTAGGTCTAAGTCTAGGTTCACTAGCACTTGCTGGGTATGTTGTTAAATTACCGCCTTTAGAAAAATCTGTTTCGTATGTATAGTAATGTTTATTTCCCTTAGTAACAGAAATCAAAGTGTTAGCATCTTTAGTTTCTGAATTTTTACTTACCCATTCCCAACCGCCTTTTTTGCCTGTGCTAGTTGGTTTAATTAAATTAACTTTTATTTGTGTATTGCCCTTTCCTATAGTACCAACTTTTTCTACATCAAAATTTCCTGCAGACATTGTTGCCATAGGTTTTCCACCTTTAACATCAGTTGGTTCTATTTTAATATTTATAGCCCCAGCATTTTTATTTGTTAAAATTTCTTTATTAATAGGATTAACAAATTCTCCTCCTTTTTTAAAAGGAAGTTTGTTACTTTGTAATTGAGATTGATTAATAGGTCGAACAGGAACCATATTTGTTTTAGTTGCTGTATATTTAGCGATATCATCTACGGCTACATTATCTACTTGGGTAATTGGATTTCCTATATGTGTTCCGTTTTCTAATATTTCTAAAGGTTGTAATCCTTTTTTTGGAACTAAAGAAAAATTAAAAGTTGCTTTCTTAACAGGACCTTTACTAGTTTCTAATATTATATTAGCAGTAGTATTAGGACTAGTAGGATCAGGAATAATTGTTCTATATCCTTCCCCTCCAACTTGTTTCTGTAATTGATTGGGACTAGCAAAGTCATCTTTAAATATAGTAGCTGCTTTTTGATCAAGAAAAATAGTTTTTGCAGAAGGATTAAGATTTTCACCTGTTACTTTTTTATGTCTAGTAGTAATATTTCCTTTATTCATTACATACTCAGAACCTTTTCCTGTTGTAAAAAAACTAGTTACGGGTTCAGCTAAACGTGTATCTGTAGGTGTGTTTTTAATTGCTTTTTTTAAAGCATTTTGTGCTTTGCTATATTTTTTAGCTAATGCTCTAAAAGGCATAGCAAGTAAGTCTCCTGCACCAGGAATAACGCCTATTCCAAGAGCAGCAGTATTTAGTGCAGCAGAACCAAGACTACCTTCTTTAAGGTTTTCCTTTATGTTGCCAATAATAATGTTTTCACCTACAAAAGGAATAGATTCTTCAGCAAGCTGTCCATAATCTAAATTCTTAAAGAAGTCTGCAGTAGATTGTAAGAAACCTTTATCTTCTTTAGTCTCTTGGACCATTTATTTTATCCCTTAAAAATTTTAATTGTTTAAGTGCTATTATAGAACCTTGCGCTCTGTGTATCTCAATTAGCGTATTGGCTTGTTCTAAGTTTCGATGTACAGAAGCTATTCTTACATCTAGTTCTTCATTAAAGGCATCCCACTCTTTTTTGTTATTCACAAAAGTTTTAAGCGACATTACCAGTAAATCCTTCTTCACCGGGAAGTGGAGCCATTCCTGTTCCTACTTGACTACCGCCACCACCAGTAGCATCCATTGCATCAGCACCAGCAACAACTTCAGGAGCTTGTCCTGTAGGTGGTGCGGCTGGACCCATACCTTCTTGTGGAGGTGGAGGGGGTGGCTGTTGGAAGTTCTTCAGTAACTCAGCTTGAATAGCTGCGTCTTGTAATGAGTTAGTAACTTTGTCTGGGTCTAAGTCCATACTCTTAGCTATCTCTCTAATGATGAAGTCCATCTTAGCGAAAGGTGCGAGTGCTGGGTTTTGTACTGTGCCTAAGAACTGCATCAATCTTTGACTACGTACTTCATTAGCCATCAAGCTTTCCGTACCACTAGCCTTAACTTCTAAGTCACCTCGTATGTCTGGGTCAAAATCAAACTGCATATTAAATGCAAAGAACGCTTTACCCATAGGCGCAATTAGATAGTCATCCACATTCTTAACGACAGATCGTATGCTACCATTAGCGGCTGACATCAACATAGAGATACCTGACGCAGTACGTCCTACACCTGACACACCAGTTTGCCCGTGAGCAAAACTAGGGAAGCCTGTGCTTTCGTCAGCTAGTACTCTAGCCTTATCAAACAACTGCATATTCTCTTGTGCAACATTAGGGAACTTAGTGCCAAACAACGCTTGTCCTGGCGCACCCCCTTGTCTACGGAATACTTTACCTGGATACACTGACATATCCTGCCCTGGCACAAGGTTGGTTTCATCAACCTCGATAATAAGATTACCAGATAGCGCAGCATTATCAATCGCCATACGCATAAAGCCGTTCATTAATGTTTGGGTATCGTCCATATTTTCGGCAATACCTACACCAAAGAAACTGTATGGGTTGTGTTCAAATGGAACAGCGTAATACGGGATACGTGCTGGCTTGAATGGATTTAGAACCATTCTTAGCACCTCTCCGTTGCAGCACCAGATGTTGCAGTTCACTTCTGGTAAATCTTTTAATTCTTTAGGGATGCTGACACCATTCTGTTCGAGTATGTCTGTATCGACAAACCCCCAAAACTCTAGGACTTCCCATCGTTCTGACGAATTGTGTTTAGCATCATCGTCTTCCATATTCATTTCCCAGTGTTTCAGGGTATAGTCAGCACCTTTATCTATTGCTTGTTCAATGCCATCTACCATAAAGTATGGACGACTTTTTAATGTTCTTAATTGGTTGCGAGACATCTTGTGCCGCTCAACTGTATACTCTGCGTCATCCATACTAGCCGCTTCAGGGTCAGGATAGAAGTTCCACACAGATACGTGATTAGTTGCTGGAACAGTTTTGATTATAGGATCATACTCGCCTTCTTCATTCCAGTTAGGGTATTCTTTATCTATAGCAAATGGGCCTTTCATTACCCCAGTGCCTAGTAGTGCCATCTCAAAAGCCATACTACGAAGATACTTAGAAGCTCCTGATTCAGTTAGCTGGTCGTGTATTTTCTTTTCCATTTTTTTAGCAGCAATCATAGCTGGATGGAAAGTGACCGTTGTAGCTGTCTTACCTTGACCTTCAATTAGCTTTTCACCTACAGGAGCTAAAGTATCTTCTAGTCCTCCTAAGCGTTTTTGTAAGTCCCTTATAGTTTCGCCTGGTTGTAACTCAGTATCAGGACCAATAAGGTATGGTTTGGGTGGGGTGTCCGTAAACGCAGACTTTATTGCGTCTGCGCCTTTTTCTGCAGCAGGGTCTATATTAATATGTACTGACTCGCTAACACCATCAGGTAAAATAGTAGGATCAACAGATAAAGGGAATTTGTTATTGCCAAATAAAACATCCACAATTTGACCATATGCAGCCAGTGTTTTAGTTTTGGTGACTTTAACAAATACACGAGACTTCTCCGTTTCAGTGAATTGTACATCTGGTCCATACAGTCCTCTATAGTTTCGGTAAGATCTTAACCACCGTTCTTCATCACCTTCTCGTGCATCTTCTGCTCTTTTAAATCGTTCTGATACAAACGAAACAACCGCATTAGATGATTCAAAGATTTTATCTTCTGCATCTTGTGCGGCTACTACATCGTCTGTCTCAAATGAGAGGTCGTCTATTTCTGCCATATTTAATATCCAAAGCTGGGATCAGCCGCTTGAAAGCCTGATCGTTGTGTTGCTGGGTTGAAGTCCCAAATAGAACTTCGAGGTCTTGTCATAATGCCGTAGCGTAAAGCATCATATAAGTGGTCTTCTGCATTTGTATCTACATCTTCTGGGTTACGTTTATCTAAAGGAATGGCTGGTAGTTGAGCTATTGTGTTTGTACACGTAGACATAAACACCAGTCTAGGTTTTTCGGTGAACTCATCTACTTGTAATCTTCTATGTAGCTCGTTTTTTCCTGATACCCTAGACCCCTTTGATCTGTCTGAGGGCCGCCATCTGCAACCCTTCATATTCATCTGTTCAGCTAGACTGGGTCCTGTGTCACCTCTGTTGTGCCATAGTGAGCTATCAAGAACTCCATACCGTATTGTACCATCTTCTTTTTCTGCGTCAAGTATCATATCAGCTAAATCTGTTGCTGTAACTTTAGAACAATAGAGTTCTCTATATATTACTAGTGAATCATCTGGTGCTACTGCTATCCATACAACTCCTGTATGACTTCCATATCCGTAGTCACACGCTCTAAACTTAGTCCAACTTGTCGGTATCTTATAGGGATCAACTACGTGTATCTTTCTGTTGAACTCAGGAAATGCTGCACCTTCATTAACATCCCAGTTACCTTCTAGTAATTGCTTTCTTTGGTGTTCTGGCAAAGATAGAAGCATTGCTTCGTAGTCGCCACTCTCAGCTAAGTAAGGATTGTCAAACAAACTAGCAGGAATAAATCTGCGTTTAAATAATGGTTGTCCTTCTTTACTGTGTCCTTTAGGAAACCGTATTTCTTCCCCTGTCTCTATGTTTGTAGCCCAGAAGGGTTCTCTTGAAGGAGAAGGGTCTATAAACATTTTCTTAACCCACTGATGTCCTATTCCACCAGGGTTCGTTGTGGCTCTCATATACAAACCTAATTCGGCGGCATATGCACTACGCAAACGAGATCTCATATAATCCCAAGCGTAGGGAGAACCCCATTGTGTTAACTCGTCAAAGCCGATCCAATTAAACGCTTGACCTTGATAACGTGTAACGTCCATATCTTTGTCGAGGTAAGACATCCAAAGTCTGCCACCTCTAGGCGAGATCCACTGACTTTTCCTCTCAGACCATTTGATACCTGGTACTGCACGAGGGTATAATTCTTGGCTTTTTTGAATAAGCTCACGGAGTTCCTCAGTTGTGTGCCTGACTAGTAGCCCACTAAAGTTAGGGCTGTTTAATCCGTGTAACGGATCAGCTAACATAGCATAAGATTTACCGCCACCTGCGGCTCCACCATACAAAACCTCACGTTCTGATGATGATAAAAATTCTGTTTGTGGTCCAGCATTAGGCTGGAAAACTATATCTTGCGCAACTTCTGTGTCAAACGGTGCAGCCATCGGGACTGCAGGAACTATATTATCTTTTTCTACTACTTTTGATTGAGTATGCTCCAACTTTATCTTCTTCGAGCTTTTCGATCTCTTGTAGCGTTTCTTGGAGGCGTTGGGCAAGTCGCTTTTTAATAATAATTGTTTTCTTACGTTTTCGCTCAATGCTCATTCTTTTCTTTAAACCCATATGGGTAATACTGCGTCCTGTTTGTCGAGTTAGCCACTGTGCAACATCTCGTAAACTATACTGCTTGAGATGTTTTTTTGCTAATTCTAACGCTTCGAGTTCGTGTGGAATAGGCTTTAATAGTCTTTCATTTTCTGGATGAACTTCATACCCGTAGGGAATTTGTTTATGTGAAACTCTAGCTACTACGTGCCAGTTTTTTTCTTCACCTCTGTGTGGTTTAGGTAATTCCCAAAAACCTATTGTGTCTCGTTCCCAACTCTTTATTCGTTCTTACCTTCTTTAGCTGGTAATATAAATACTCCACCGCCAGAAGAGTTTACATCAACACGTTCTACTTTACCTAATCCTGCTCGATCTAATAAATCTTTAGCTGCTGACATTTTATCTCTTATGCCTAGCTCCGTTGGATCATACAAAGCGTTAGTCATAGCCATTGCTGCTTTAGGTGCAGTACGAGCAAAGTAAGAACGAGTAGCTTCTGCTATCTCGTCCTTTAACGATTCTACTATTGATCTTGTTGCTGTACTGTCGCTATAGCCAGATAGTTTTTTAGCTGTCACTACATCACCATTAGCTTCATCAAATAATACTTCAAGAAACTTCTGTTGATTTTCTGTTAGTAATTTAGACATTATTCTTTCTTCTTCCCTGCCATATAGTTAGGCACTTCTAGCTCTGGCCTTTGCCGCCTTCGTAAGATCTTTAAAGTGAACCACGGGTTTAGAACCTTTAGTATGAGTTTTACCAGAGTGTACGGAACCATTAGGCATTTTATGAGTACCCCCATTATATTTTCTCCCATCTTTAAAATAATGTTGTACGCCTTTCATATTATTTTTTACCTTTTTTCTTTACCATACCGCCTTTATTCATATAACCCATTTTGTTACGTACGGCTTTAGGTAGTTTCTTTAGTCCTGCTTGTTTAGGTGTAGGTTTTTTTAGAGCCATATTTTTATCCTTTAGCTTCTAGCTTTTCTATTTGGTGGATTAGATGCACCAGCTTTAGCCATACCACCTTTGTTATAGCCCATTCCTTTTTTCTTAGCCATACCGCCGCCCATATAACCCATAGACTTTTTAGCCATACCGCCACCCATCATCTTCATAGGTTTTTTAGCCATACCGCCACCCATATAACCCATAGATTTTTTATCTTTTTTCTTCATACCCATCATTGTGTTAAGCCTTTCCTGCTTTTTTGTTTCGTGGAAAAGATCTATTTTTAGATGCTGATCTCACTCTCAAGTTACTTCTTCTATTATCTAATGGATTACCATTCTTGTGATCCACATCTTTACCATCTCCCTTTTTAACTAAACCTGCCTTCATAGCAATACGTCTAGCTTTATTACGAGAAACTCGTTTCTTTATTTGCTCTGGTCTGCTTTTATAGTTAGCATTTTCTTTTTTGTAATTACGAGTAGCCATATTAAGTATCTACCTTTGAATTATCGTATTCCCAATATACGCACTTTTTATTTACAATAACGAAGTCAGGAAACTTTTCTTTTATGTATGGTATTCCTACTTGTTCCATACCAAAGTAACACTCTGCTTTAGTATCAAATACAGGACCGCCATATGTAGTACATTCCATAGTATACATAGAACATACAAGAACTAAAGGTGTAAACATTTTACTTTATGTTCTTCTGGATTTAGCTCCAGAACACTTCCATCGTTTGCGAGACAAGTTATTCGGAGTATTCGGATCATTTTGTTTCTTTTTAGAAAGCCTTTTCTTTATTCCTAGGCTTCTTGCACAGTAACTGTCTCCTTTAGATGTCCCTGCACGAACTCTTGGGCCACCACCCTTAGCTTTTCCTGCTTGTCCATAGCTAACTTTTTTACCTGACGAGGTTACTTTGACCCTTGCCTTACCTTTTCTAGGAGTTGCCATAATTATCTACGGGGCATCATAGGCATATAGTACATCGGATCTTCTGGTTGTGTCAAGTTGTCTATTACTTCTTTTTGCATACCTTTATCGCCGCGCAAATCTTTGTTACCGAAGCGTTCTGCCCTGCGATCTGGCTTTTCGTGGTGTCCACTGCCTACACAACGGAAGTCTTTCATATTTTTAGTAGAATAAAACATATTAATTTCCTGCTAATGGGTTAAGTAGAGCTTTTTTAATTTTATCGTCTAGGTTTTGCTCTAAAGTTTCTATCTTTTTGTCTAAACGATCTATTTTAGCGTCCATTCGGACTTCAAAAGCATTAATTATGCCTCTAACGTCCTCAATATTCTGTCGATTTCGTGCTTCTTGCTTTGACATATCAGTTTCGACTTGCGAAAGCATAGTTTTTACTTCTATATCTTGGGCATCTATGGATGATTCAACGTCATCTATGTCTAATTCTATGCGATCTTCTTGTTGATCCATAGATGTCTTAACAGAATCTAGTTTTTCATCAACACGAAGCTCTGTTGCTTCCATTAATGTTTCAATAGCAGCAACATCGTCCTTTAATCGTGTCTCTTGCTCTTCTATTGTAGTCTCAACTGCAGCTAAATCATCTTTTATGCGTTGCTCTTGCTTATCCATACTCGATTGTATGCTCGTTAAGTCTTCTCGAAGCTCAATTTTTGAGTCGTGGACACTAGCGGAGACATTAGCTACAGATGCTTTGATTGAATTAACTTGTTCTCTGATAACTTCATTGACAAGTAGGTCAGCTTCTTTGAGGTTATTGAACTGTTCACTAATAACATCTAACTCACCCTCAACCATAAGCATATGATTTTCGATGTGCGACAGATCGGGGGATACAAAATCATTTATCTTTTTTTCCATCAGCAAATAGCGATTATATGCCTCGAATCCGCCCCAAAGTCCTCCGACTATTGTACCGACAAGGGGTATAATAAGAAGTAGTTTTGAGCCACCTACCTTAATACCTTTGTACTCAACCTCTGCCATCAGACTTTCCTATATGCCCTAGTTTTTTTAGATATTCTTTTAGGTTGTTTGCTGAACTGCTTACCCTTTTTAGTATCTTGTCTTTTCTTTCGGGTAGTTGCAGCATACTCACTGCTAGATAAAGATTTAATGGCGCGTTCAGGCAAATACCTTTCACCAGTTTTGCTAGAAGGTTTACCACTTTTAGTTCGCCATTTCTGTTTTGTCCAAGATTTTAAACTCTGCTGACTAGGCTTGAGTGCCACTATGTGTACCCTCCACCTTTAGCTTTATATTGTTTAGCTAGCATCTGGGCTTTACGCCCAGACCATTGGCCAGGATTTCCACCCTTGCTTCCTGCTTTTATACTGCTAAATAACCGTTTACGCATTGTTGGTTTAGTATAGTTACCAGCCTTGTTTACCGTTGATTTCTTTTTAACAGCCATAATTAGCTACCTATCTTTATTTGAGGTTAATACCGCCAGTGTTTGCTGCTAGACCGTCAACGACATCGTGCAACAAGAAAGCTAGTGCTGCTGTAGTTGAAATACAAGTAATTTTAAAACTTGAACCTACAACTGCGTTAGCATCAAAACCTGCAGAATCATTTGCGTCTGCAACTGCTAGGTTGTCACCGTCACCTTTTGGTACACAACCAAGAATCTTTTCTGATCCGTTAGTAATAATATCAACATCGTTACCTGCTGTTCCTAACATTACAAATTGATAAGTAGCACCCAAACAATCTGCACAAGCTGGGAGTGATAGAGTTGCTGAAGCATCCATAGCAGGGAATGTTATAATAGACCCTGATTGTGCTGCTGTTAGTGTAGTACCAGAAGTGTATGATGCTACCTGTGCGAGTACTTGAACTCGTGGTGTTCCGTCATCAAATGAAAATGTTGTTGGCATCTTTTCGACACCTTGATACATTGTAGTATTTGCCATAGTATATTTTCCTTATTTACTTTATTGGTTATATTGACTGTCTACGAGGGCATCCATCTTCACGTTAGAGCCTCCAAACAATATGAAAGAAGCGAAGTTATTATCGCTTATTTGGGTATCAGGCACAGCTAGGTCAGAGAAAAACCCTTGCGTATCTTGGAGTATCTTTTGATCGTCAAAAAATGTTTTAGCATTACCTAGTACCTGCATTACAAGGAGGGTTTTAAGTTGATTGTTAGAATCATACCTGCCCTTGTCTCCCATTTTTTTAACTATCTTACTTCCTGCCTTTTGTTTTTGGTCTTGTTTTTGTTGAGCCTTAGTTTGTTTAGGCTCTTCTTTCTTGTCTTCTTCTTTCTTTTCGACAGCCTTTTGTTTTTCTTCTTTAGGTTCTTCTTTAGCTGCTACTTTAGTTTCGGGTTCTTCTTTAGTTTCTTCTTCTTTTTGTGACCCTGGCTCTTCTTCTTTAGGTTCTTCTTTTACGGTAGATTCCGAAACCACGTCTTCGGATTTATCTTGTGGTTGTTCCATTTCTGATGCATTGTCTGAAGTCTCTCCCTCAGATACATTCGTATTTTCAGGGATGTCAGAATCTGCCATATTGTTATCTGCCACTTCAACGTTCTCAGTGGTCGAAGTATCCGTATCTGAAGGTTGCGGTAAGTCAACATCGGGTAAGTCCATTTCTATTTCTATATCTTGCATCTCGATGTTTGTGTCCATCGTAACGTCAACATCGAAGTCCATATCCATATTTATATCTAAATCCATATTTATGTCAATGTCTGGAATATCTAGCTCTAACTCTACGGATGCGTATGAATCTTCACCTGACATATCGTTATCAAAATCAGGTTGTACTTCAATGTTTCCATCTACATCTATATTGAAATCGTTATTATCAAATATGTCTTCCGCTATGTCTATTACGTCTTCGTCATATCCCCCAATAGCTATGAATGTTTCTATTGTTGTAATGTGCTGCGTTATAATTGTATTAACGACATTCCACAAAACATTTACTGTTACATCATCAAAGACGGGGCCTATTGCGAGATTTATGTCTCTGCCACCTATTTCAATAATAACTGAAGTAAGATTTCCGCCAAAATCAAAACCTCCAGTATATTCGGCATAACCTGTAGCTACTCCTGCGGCGGATAGTAAGTCTGTGCCAGCAAATGCTGAGGTTGTACCATCTCGTCCTGTGATGTGCATATAGATTGAATCTGCGTCATCTTGCTTATGCACCTTAATCGTATAATTTACTCTGCCGCCTCTGTCAGCCATATTCAAGTTCTGAACATCAACTGTCTGTATGAATGTTGTACCCATACCAGCTACGCCCATTGTACTTGTGCTAGAACCACTTCCAGTGATTTGAGCGCACTTATCAGTACCCAGGTCTCCACAGGTGGACCCAGTTGGCATCGAAGCTGGACCCTGCCCTCCCCAGTCAACATCCATATCACCTTCTTTAGAGGATGATACAAATCCATTATTGCTATCTAGTATGTCACCACTATCTTCATTTGTTGTAGTTGTGGTTGTTGTCGTTACTGTAGTCGTTTCAATTTCAGTTATACCTGTCGAGTCCGTACTCGATTCAGTTATTACTTCAGTCTCAATTAGTTCAATAACTGAAGGGGTACATAGTCCTACCGTAGTTGTCGGGCAAACATCCGCTAATAGCTGGGTGCTACAAAAGGAAAATGAGAGCAGCAAGAGGTAATACCCAAGTACCCTTTTTCTTATCTCCATCTGCACTTCTTTCTCTACGTTTTTCCGCTATGGCTTTTCGTTTCTTTAGTTCTATTTTCTTTTGGCGTTTTTCTTCTTTAACTCGAAGACGTTCTTCTTCTTTTAAACGTGCCGCCTCAACTTTATCTTTCTCTTCCTGTGCTTTAATTTTTTTCTTGAGTAGTATGGCTGCCTTCTTAGCTTCTAACTCTTTCTCAGCTATCTCAACTTCTTTAATAGCTCTTATGTCTGAGTCCTCTGGTATAAGTTCTACATTCTTATTCCAAGCTTCTAAGGCTTCATTACCTATCTTACCCATAAATGGACACGGCGTTCCAGCCATCCACATCGAATCAAACACCCGTGCATCAATACACAGGGTTGATATTGCCGCCACTTTCATACCCATACCGTACAAGCTACGCGCTAGTTTGATGCGCTCACAATTCTTATCGGTAATGGTGATACCCGTAGCTATTCCTAGCACTTGGGTTTGTACAGAAGCGGCGGCAGCCGATTTACATACGTCACTGTTATTTACTACAACAGATGGAGCAGAAGCAGTCGGTACAGATTTATCTGTGACCACAGTACTGCTCACTGTGTTACTATCGGCAGCGGATACTTCCTTGGCTTGTATTACAAATATGAATAGCAGTGCAAAGACTGCCAACATAAACCAAAAAAATATCCGCTTAATCATTTTATGTCACTACTTTTTAGTTCCGCAATTACACCAGCCATCTTGTAGCAAGTGCAGTACGACACCTAAAGCAATTAAACCAGCTAACCCTGCTCCACCGAGTAGAGAGATTAAGCCAATTATATTTTCTACTACGTTACCTAAGAACATCATATTCCCTGGTCCTACGAGTAAAGATACCACTATCGAGAGTGTCAGAAGTGCTACAGCGAGGTTAGTTAGCCCAGCCACAGATTTCATCATTCTATCCATCTGGCGTTCCTTTTTGTTGTTTCTAGTTTAGTTCTTATTAACAAAAGAAATAAGAATACTAACCGTATTCCCTTTCCCTGTCTGGGTCTAAGACTTCTTGCCTACTTAACCAGCCCTCTAAGTACATAGCCCTTTCAACGTGATCTAGTGTGTACGTCACACCAGTGTTACACTTTATTGCTTCCCGTATATAGAAAACATCAGATTTCGGGATATGTACACGACTAAAGGCACGAGGGTTGTTATCTATTAATGCTTTATAGAATTCTTCGAGTACATTCTCTGATGCATATAGTTGTACTTGCTTTTTGTTCATTGTCAAGTTTTATTTTATATTTAATTGTAAAGTAAAAAAGTACGCACTACATATTGTAAGAAAGGAAAGTTACAACACGTAGCGCGTAAGGTGGTTTATAGTATTCCCCCATCTGAAATACAAATATAAACAATATAATTATGTGTAACATACAAAGTAAATAAGGAGGGAGAAAAAACTTTACTTAAATATGTTACACAATACATAGTGTATTTCAAAATACAAAAGCTGTCAAGTACAAATATTTAATATTGTTCTACTGTTATAACTTTAATGTATTACTTCCTTCCTCTTTGAGGAGGAAGGTATGTTATAACTTTAATGTAATACATTAGGGGGCTGCTACTGCTACGCAGTTATACTGATTTTTAGGGGTATGTCAAACCTTATGGCGAAAAATGTGCCAATGTGTCGCAGATATGTTACAGTATTGTCTTAGTGTTATACCATACTAGCAAATGTGATCACAAATAAAGTGGTTATAGGTATACAAACTGGTAGGTCGAAAAAACCTCGTGTGTGTATTTATACATATATAACGTACCCCTAACCCCCCCGTGGCCCACGCCCTCCGTCGATAATAAAAACAATAGCATCGGTCATTTTTGTGGGGGAAAATCCTATAAACTAGGGCTTAATCAGTACAAATAAATATTTTCTAGGCGTTGGTATGTGCTAAGTATTTATTATTATTACATAATAGAACAGCTCATATATCAGTTACTCTAATTAGAATCGTTCTAAGTAGTACGGATCTGGTTGGTTGGTCTGTTCAAATAAAAAAAGATATACAACACGCTTGCCCACTAGCTAGAATAACCTATGCACTCAACGCATACCGCTATGCACTATACGCATACCTAAACGGTCATACTGTCACGATATTACTGTCACATTAACGTACCAATCGGTATAATAATAGACAGCAGCTTTCACCCTAAATGAACTGATAGGCCTTTTACTAATGTCAGTTAACTGATATAAGAAA